ATCTAAGTCAATTGGACCGTTTACCTTACTAGGTAAACCAGGCTTAGATAAAACTTCAATATCACTTTCTTGAATGTTTAACATATCTTCTAGATCTTTATTCATCTAATCCTCCTCAACTAGAGGGTCTTCAATTGTGGTAATATAACCATAATCATCTTCAGCATCAATTAGGCTCTTATCAACACTATTAGATGCATTACTCGTTGGTGCACCATTAGCAGTAAGGCCTGGTACAATTGTTACACGTGCAGATTCTGTATCAGCAGATGTAATAGCAGCATCAGAATCACTAATTAAGAAATTAGTATTTGCAAGTTTAATAACACCACTCTTCTTGGTTGGTGAGAATAGATAACCCTTTAATGTAAAGTCTAGTGTAAAGATCAGAGATCTACGATCCTCAAAAGATCCCTCATATACATCTTCTTGAATAACACTAGTCAAATAGATAGGAATATCTAAAATAATTTCTGGATCAGAAATAAGTTCTACCGTTGGTGTCCACTCTGGTGTAAAATACGGTAGAATTTGTTCAATAATTCTTAGCCCATCTTCTGTATTCTTTACAAAAATTGATAACTGAAATGCAATATCATATGGGACTGGGTTGTATTGAAAATTTCGTACATCTGGGTCTGTATTATTTGACTTAACAAATTTATTGATAGTGTTCAATTTACGTTCAGCGGCATACTGATAACCAATAATTTCAAATCCCATTTGAGGCAGGGTAATTGCAAATTCTTTATCTAAACTTGGATCGGCATCAATGCGTGCTAAGAACTTTTCTTTTGGTCCATATCTAATGGGAACCTTAAAAGATTGACGAACATTACCATTATTATCTGTTCTGTTAATCCAGATGTCATTATAGAGCGTACCGAAAAGTGAAACATACTTTTTGATTGTTTCGTGATAATAAGTGGTTCCAAACATTAGAATGTCCCATCATCTGTAAATGGATTTTTATCATCAAAATTTAGAATCAAATCAGCATCGGCTTCAAATGTATCATTTTCAGATATAGAATAGTCATCAGATAATGAATCAGGTCTACCAGTAGTTTCATTGATAATAATGTCACCATTTGCATTAGTATTTGCAAGATTATTAATACCTACATTAATACTCCATTCATCTTCAAGATCATCAATAGTAGAAATACCAGTATTTAGTTTTTCGTTACTGTATTCAAATAATTCACATCTTAAATCATACATTTGCAAATCACCCATTTGATAAAACACAGGTTCATGTTCAACAAATGTGATTACAAAGACCTTTTGATTAAGAGGAAAGTAAATTAAGTCTCCTTCTTGTGGTCTATCTATAGTTTCATTTCTACCAATTTCAGTATTAAAGACACGATTAGCAATAGTAAATGTGACAGAATCTCTAATCTGTAAACCAAACTTAGATAGGAAATCACCCTCACCTTCAAATCCTTCAACGTTTCTAATATACATTTCTACGAAATATGCATTATTATATGTAGATAATGTATCTTCCCCAAATGTAGTATCTTTATCAACTATTGTGCGAGGGCAATAATAACAATCATGACCGTACATTCTAATAGATTCAATAACAAGATCTTCAATTAGACCTTGCTCGGAAAAACTATTAAAGTTATTAAAATATGGATTAGTAGCCATGTATTATCCTATAAAATCAAGAGGCGGCATCGCATGTTTCTGTAAGATTTCATCTTCCATTTTTAGAATTTCAGCGGATGCATCATCATAGATTTTACCACCATTAAATTGAACACCCCCAGGTAATTGTAAGCCCTCAAATTTAGTAAGATTAGAACCCCATTGTTGTTTGATCAATGCCGTTGCATATCGCTGTAGAATACGATCTGACCAAGCATCAGTCCATGTATCAGGATCAACTACTTCATGACATTCAAAGACTAAATATGTACCTTCAGTGAGATCATTATCATCAATAAACAGTCTGTGCTTATGTCTGTTAAATCTAATAAGAGTTTCACCTACTAATACTTCATGGATAAGTGCCAATTGTTCACGTTGCATATAATAGGGTAGGATAGACAGATTAGCCAAATTATGTAGATCATTCAGAGCAATTTGGTATCTTATATTAAAGATATCTGTACCGCTCAATGATTGATCATGAATACTAAAAACCTTTACTGCCCCAATAATATTATCAGGTAAGTCTACATATCCATCTGATATTGTATTAGCAGTTATTAAATGCTTAACATAAACCCGTTCTGTAGCTGAATGGTGGTAATCATACCAAAATTGAAGAGCTTGATCTATGCGGTCATCTACCTGATCATCATCTACATTTATTTCGATGACTGGGGCGCCCAGTGCTCTAAGACAGAACTGTTTAAACTCTGCTTTGGTTGTTGGCTGAGCCATTCTTGATCCTTTTATTTTTTAATTATTTATATTTATCCTAATTTATGTCTCCTGCATAACGAGAAGTCCATATAGTTAATGAATACTTAGTACCAGATTTAAGTTCTCTGCACATATGCCCGTGTGTAACGCTGCTAGGCCACACTAAGCATTCCCCAACACCAGCAACGTGATTTGTTATATCTTGTCTAGGAAAGTATAAATCAGCACCTGTATAATCTTCATTGAGTTTAATACTACCAGTAATCAATGACGCATCATGGTGAAGCGGTAAAGATCTCTGCCCATCTTCACTATACTTAATGACAAACATATCCCGTATGCCTTGTACTAACAAAGGTCTCCAATGTTGTTCAGCATCCTTTACAATATGATCCATAAATCGTTTACTTAGTTTTTCATATAGCTCTGGTAAGGCTTTTTTAAGTCTCATTTCTTGCCCCGGGAACTTATCATTATACATTTCTTCCCATTGACCGTGTTCTTCACATGCTTTAATGATCTCTTGACAACCCTCTCTAGTAAGGAAATTATACAATAGAAATTCTTTATTTTCATATTGTTGATTTATTCTATTAGCATTATTATAGAATATATCTACATTTGGATAGAGAACCTCTGGCTGTTCATATACATATTTCTTTTTAAGTTTTTGATATACTGGGTGATTGGTTGAACCACCATTAGCATGAATAATAGTACTTGTACAATTTGTTTTAATATTATTAATTTGACCATGAGCATTCAATAAAACTTCATTTTCATCTGTATTAGCCAAACACTGGAATACATATGACTCATAATCAATACCAATTTGCACTGGGTTTTTGAGAAATTCTTTTTGATAAAATAGTTGATCATCATCTTCTATTGCAATGTCTGCACCCTTTAAGAATGACTTGAGAAACCTAGCATTACCAATGAATAGACCACTATTTAAATACGGTGAACCAACAAACCCGCTATTAGAGTAAAGTTCAAGCTGTTGATCCTGAACATCTAGATCAGGCCAACAAACATTTTCACCAGCAAATAAGAGTGATTTGGCTGAATCATAATATCTTTCGATTAATGTATCAACTGAATCATTAACAATGACATCATAAGAATCACAGAATAGTATAACATCGTGATCTTCTACATGACCATTATCAAAATCATCTAGCAAATGCTTACGTAAATGCATTACTTTCTGACCACCGCCTGGCTTTTGAGATAGATCATGACCTATCCATTCAACTTCAATGAGGTTTAATCTAGCATCAGGCATATTAACCTGTACAGATTTTTCAAACACCCTTGACTTAAGTACATCAGATGTTATTGCATAGATATGTAACATATATTAATATTCCTTTTCAATATCAGATCCAAGCACTGTTCTTGGATATGGTTTAAACATTTGTTCATTTGAGTTAGAGTAAATCAACTTTTCATATTTGTCTAATCTCTTGTAGTGTTCTTTTAATGATTCTGAATCTGTGAATGGTTTAGCTCCAAGCATTAACGGTAGATATTCATCGGTTGGAATAAGATTATTCAAGATATCAGTTTGTATTAACTTTTCGGCCGCTTTGGGTTTAATCATATAAGCACAAGCCCAATATGGATAAAAGTCACCGGTGCCCATATCATTCCAAGCTAGATAATGTATATCGGCATCACTATTTAGAAAATTATTGATTTCTTTATCAAAACTTTGTTTATCAAAGTATTCGTTAGTATGAACATCATCCTCAAAGATAAGTAAAGGTTTCTTTTGTTCAAGACATGAAGACCACAATAGAAAATGTGATAGAAAACAACCAACTTCACCTATTTTTATGGGTTCATCTAGTAATGGATCAAGCCAATGATTATCAGCATATACTTCTTTTTGTGCTAACATTTTATCAGCTTTAATAGAATCAACTGCTGATAACACATTGACGGGTGTTTGTAATTGATCTACTACATCTTGAAACAGCTTGAGTCTATCAGGTCTAGAATATAGATTTATTACTGAAATA